CCTGCTTAAAATCACCTACGATCAGCTGAGCAATGCTGTTGTCATAAGCACCGTTCTGCGGGAAATACATAGGCGCACCGTCCAGTGCGTAATTAGTGGATCCCTGCATGTCGCTCTTAAAAATCGGTGTTCCGTCCGTTGCCTTGATGCCTCTTAACTTTGCTCTCATACCCATGGCTGCCAGAGCGCCAGTTGCCATGTAACCGTCCTCTTCAACCTTGGAGATTACGCCATTCTCTCCCAGAAGCAGGTTGTAATAGTCCGGAGTAGATCCAGGTGCTACATTGTTGCCTGCCTGACGTGCCAGGGTGATGATATCGTTCTGCCATACTCTCGGGCGGTTCACACCGAAGATGATCGCAGAGTCTACTCTCTGGCCGATTGCTTCGTTTACTCTTGGAGTGATCTCACCGAAAATATCAAACTCCGCATCATCTAATACCGCCTCAGGAATTGGTACGATAACTGCCAGCTCAGCTGCATCCAGATATACATTATCCCATGCCTGGCGGCTGGTCTGTTTCATACCAGTGTCACCATCCACCCAGTACGCAGTTGGGAGGAAATCCAATACACGGATCCTGGTCTGGTCACTGGTCATGTTTGGCAGCTTTCGTGCCATGCTCATAAATACGGACTGCTTCGGTGCGTCCTGAAAAATGGTAGATACTACCTGTTCGCGGATGATTGCCTCCGCATCAGATCTGCTTGTAATATGTACTGGCATAAAT